AGAACCCATTGGGGCAATCAGTTGAGGTTTAGCCATACGGCGACCAGCTTCAGCAATCTCTGAACGCAACCCGTTGTATTCTTTTTGCAGTTGCGACAAATCCACAATGGGGCTATCCGCGTAGAACGTGGCAGTAGGAATGTGCTCAAACTTGGTAAAGGGGTACATTCCGTGCCCGTAAGGGAATCCGTCACGGTACACGTTGATAAGAATGTCATCAATGCTAATAATGACACCACCCTGTGGCATCATTTTGGTAGCACCTGGTTTAACCCAAGTTTCGTACACAATAACGCTGTCCGGCGCTTTACTGTGCCCCAAGTTTAGGTAAGCTTCGTCAAGAATCTGGTTGGCGCTTGAAACACTGGGAGTCAACTCAATATCACCAAGTTCTTTAGCAAAGTAATACTGCGCCCATGCGACAGGTTTCGTGTAAGCGTTAATAACAAACGGCTGATCTTCAATGTCTTGTTCGCGGATGTCGGGAACGAAAAGGTGAAAAGGTGTTACGTGACCATATTTGATGTCACCTTTTTGCCCCGAAACTTTATCGACACAAGTATCATCCCAGTGCGTTTTAAGAAACCCGTTGCCGGTAACAATCGTCCACCAAGTAGTGCGCGACAAATGCTGACGCAACTTTTTAGCATCACTAATTGAAGTCCATGCTTGTTCCGCAGCAAAAGCAGCTCGTTGGTCCTGGTCCTCACTGGAAGCGGGGATGGCCTGAGCGGTGGGGAACGACGAAAGCATTTTCGACATTTCCCACCGCACATAAGACCGAATACGGTTAATGGTTTTGCGTTGGTGATAATACGGTTTACGAGGCGTAAACAGTTTGTCTCGATAATCTTCAGGGAAGTTACCACGAGTCTGCTCAACCCAGTGATGCCCGTAAAACATTGACATGTTGTGGAACCATTGCAACTGCTTTTGGCTACGAGCAGTTTTAGCTTTGGTCCATTCAGACTGTACCCAAGCAACTAGCTTGCGTGCTTCCTCGCTTTCACGATACTTCTCAATGTTTAACCCGTCTTCAGGTAATTTAATTACCGTAGAATTCTGGGTCAACCCCGGTGAGTTCTGCGAATAGCTGTCGGGCATCTCGGCCATCTAAATCGTCTCCTGCTGCAAGGTTGGGGTTCCTAGTGGCAATTCTCTCAGATTCAGCCTCGTCGGAAGGGTCATAGTCCTGGTAACCACTATAATCTAAAGTTTGATTCATCGCTTGAATTTGTTGATACACTAGCGGGTCGCTTGACGCCACCAGTGCTTGCGCTTTTGCGTTCAACTCCGTCAATGTCTTTATCGACTTCTGGTGTTCCTGCTGTTGCGTCTTCAACACCTGCGACTGCTGCTCCAGCAGCTGTGTGAGCGCTTGCTGGTTCCACCAGTGCTGCAGCACCAGCAACGCCAATAGTGTTCCTACTAACGTGGCTAACAAAATGGTTGATAGCATCCGAGTTAATCTCCTTAATTGCGTCGTTGTAGCCTCTGTCATATATTTCTTTTTCGTGTAGTTCGACAGAAACGGGTGTCTTTTCGTCAAATAGCCCAGCCAACTGAGCCATTTCTCTAATTACGTCTACCGACAGATACATGCGTCCACGGTCTACAACATTCTTAGACAAGTCAATTCCTGTGTCTACGAATGGTCCTTTACCTGTTTTAGTGATCCAGCAGACGCCTGGTTGTAGTGCGGGGGCGTCGGTCAGGAAGAATCTGCTCATTAGTAGTAATCTCCATATCCTGCAATAACGGTAGTTCCGTTACTGTCTGCTTTGTCTTCTGCGAATTCGACGTTGGGGTCTTCTCGCATTTTTAAAAGCAAGTCCTCGTATCTTAGCGTAGTCGGAGGGTCTTCGTCACCTTTTGCCTCAACAAAAGGTTTCAAATCGGGTCGAGTTGTAGCAAAATAGCGGGCACTGTCGAAAGCGTGATCATCCTTTTTGTGGACAACTTCTTGCTTATTCATCTCATATGCCATCTTGTCGGAACTGTAAGAACCCCAACGTAGTTTCTTCATCTCACGAATAAAGTTTGGGCAGTTACGAGAAATAACCCACTTAGGTCGGTTTTTGCCCCAACGGGTGTCGTCACGCAACCTGAAATAGGCTTGCATTTTTTCAATACCAACCATCACATCGTGGGGTATGCCCTCAACGTTCACGTAAAGCCCGTGGAGGGCATATTCCTGAATAATGGATGTTCCGGTTATCCCAGACCGTTGTCGCATCGCAGGGTCGCCCATACGCTCTATAGAGTCAGGTTTACGGCCCCAGGACAACTCCCGTTGCTTCACAAGCTGCGCATGCTCCGACACAATCATGTTTGACTGGTAATGCTCCGCAAAAGTCACAATATCCCCGCTAGGTGACACTGCGTGCCACAACCACGCCGTCGGGTTATTCAACCCATGATCGACAGATGCATAAATAGCCCAACCTTTCGGGATGTCCCCCGGACCAAAATCTACAAGATACTGTTCAAGATTTTGATTAAAATCAGGAAACACCAAACCACTGCGAGCAACAAAGCTACCTTTTTCACGAATATCCCTCTCTTCCTTATTCATACCCACCATATAAAAATCCATGTCAGCCGAATCCGCCTGAATGTACGGGTTCTGCTCAGCCGACAAAGTAAACGTGTCAATCCAATCAACCTTGCCCTCCTGAGCAGGCTCCCACAACAAATCAAACGTCCAACCCATACCCTTAGTTGGGGTAGCCGCAATCACCCAAAAACCGTTGTAGTCAATCAGACGCATCATCGACTCATTAAAAATGTTCTGAGGAGGCTCCTCGTCAAAGAAAATCCCGTGACGAGGAACCCCACCCAGTTTCATCATGTCCATACCCCAGGTAACAAAATCAATCGTTGACCCGTTATCGAACGTCAGAATGTAGTTGGTTGCATCCCAACTCTTAGACCAATCACCATCCTTCAGATATGAGCGTGGTATCCACCTCTTCATTTTAGGCAAAATAATCTGCTCAATACCCTTAGCAACGTCTACAACAACAAACCTAAGCTGGATAGGTCCAGACCCCCATGAAGGTGGGCGTTTAAGAAATGGATGGCTATTTGTAGCCCACCATATAGACTCAACGACTTCAGCGTCGGTTTTTCCCCCACGGTTACCTCCAGAAATAAAACGCCCTCTTTGATTAGATTTATGAAACCGCAACTGCTCCGGATAATCCTTCTCCCCATAATTAAGGATATTCGGCTGATGAATACTCTGGTCAAGCTCAGCAACGGCAAGCTGCAAAAGCTCCGCCGCTGAAGGCTGTCGTTGTTTAGCAGGCATCAGGCCGTAGAGTTATCCGTGGCCCCAAGACGAACAAGAATAGCATTAACCGACAAACGCCACGCATCCGAAGCCCTAGAACCACTAATAACCTCCCCCTCAAGAATCAGGGCAGAGTCACCACCATCATGCGTATGATCGCCGGGGGAAGCCTGGTTAGGGTTAGGACCCAAAGTGTGATGCTGCGCCTCTGCACGAGCATCCACATCACTATTTGTATGAAAATCCTCCACAGCTTGGGCAGGAGGTTTCGGGTTCTCGTCAGCCCCAAAAGATCCAGACTCATTCTCCGACAACATAGCCATAGTTATCTCCTAAATAGCTCTCATTGTACTAGTAGCCTCGCTTTTAGAACCACGCTGCCACTTGCCACAATCCTGACACTGGAACCTACGGAACATACCAGAACCTGTCGTCTCCGTACCCCTCGACTGCAAATGCTCAGAACCGCAAGCGACACACCCCTCAGGTTTACCATCAATAATGGCCCGGTTTGGGTGATTCTTAATCCAAGGCAAAAACTTTTCGTACAAGCCGACAAGAAGGTTCACATCCTGAATCTGGTATTTCTTCATCTCACGCCAAGCTTTATCCTCACCCGCAAGACATTTAATCCACAACTCAAACCCGCTGTGCTTAACCTTCGCACCCATACCCAACTTTTGGGCAACATAATCCAACTTGTTAGAAGGAAAACGAAACCGCTGCTTAGCGACACGCATCAAATCAATCTCCTTATGCGGAGACGGCGGAAGCATGTCATTTTCAATAAATTCGCGGTACAAATGCTTCACATCAAAGCCCGCACTGTTCCAACCAACCACCGCATCAGCCTCATCTAAAAGCTCATGTATAGCTTTAAGCATGTCAGTTTTGCCATCGTGATGAACTGAGCTAAAGTGTACTTTACGTTGCCCGTACCAACGAGCACCAAAACAGATAACTTCAGTGGAACTAATCATTTGACCTATAGAAATGTTTTGATTCCACAGACCCCACACATAAGCCATGTTTGGTGATGTTTCAAGGTCTAATAAAAGTATCTTCATAAAAGCGTCCTTTTCGTTGGGGATAGCTTAGCGTATAAAAGGAAAAATATGAGCGAAATTGATGTAATCGACGGTTATGCGTGTCCGATGGATCCAGCAGAAGCACTACTTTGCGATAGCTGCCAATAGAAAAAGCCCCCATTTAGGGGGCTTTTTCATTAGATGAGTTACTTACCGTCCGCAGCTTTCTTATAGTTAGCAATCGAAGTCAGCAAAGAAATAACACCAGCAAGACCAGACACTGAAGCCAAATCAAGCCACGAAACCTCAATAAGACCAGCCACCTCGGAAGCCAAAAGAACCGACACAGCGGTCTGAGCAATGGTCTTCACTGCACGTTCTAACGAATACTTTAAATAATCAACCATAATAACTCCTAGTAATTGTTCTGATTCAAAGCTCTTTGCAGAGCCGTGTATGTTCCTTTACCCCAAACACCGTCCAACGGGCCAAGATAAAAGTCGTTATCCTTCAAACGCTTCTGTACACGTTTCCGCGTCTGAGGACCAATAATACCATCCAACGCTGCGTTTACAGATCGTTGAATAGCAAGATAAGTTAATTTACCGGGTTTACCGTCAACAATGCCTTCGTAACCCCAGTCACGTTTCAACGCTTCCTGCCACACAGCCCATGTGTTCTTACCCATACGACCATCAACTTTTAATGGCCCAGGTTTAGGTGTGACACTTACTTCACGCCCAATAAAAGCCATGGGATCTTGAGTATCTCCCCATTTTGGTGATTTTCTTAGCTCGAAATGTAAGTGGTTTCCGTTGGAGGCACCTGTGTTTCCGGATACATATATTTTGTCGCCTTGGCGGATACGGTCATTTTTGTTGTATAGGGTGCGTTCTTTGCCGTGGTAATACACGGTGTATACGGCGGGTGCGTGTTTGATGATGACTACGTGTCCTCCGCCTGTGGGGGACCAACCAACGTGGTGGATGATTCCGTCGCCTGCTGCGAGTACGTCGAAGGTGCCTCCGAAGTCGACACCGTGGTGCATTTTGGCGAGTTGTCCTGTGATGGGGTGTCGTCTTGGCCCGTAGGGTGAGGTGATGGAGCGGTCTGGTGCCGGGTTGGATAGTTTCATTATGCCCGCCATCTTACGATAACAATACCG